ATTGAAAGTCATTCATTTTCTGACCACAATGCCATTTAGTTAATGAATCATCTTTATTCATATCAGTCCACAAAGTGGCACCAACAAAGGTAATATCATTGTGTTCCCATGTTTCTTTTTCAAGTAAATGAATATTAGGTAAATCAGCCAACTCAACTTTTAATCTGTTATATGTATCACGAATATCATAATCATAATGCTCGTGATTACCCATTACATATACAACATGAGGAAATTGGAATGAACAACGCTTAAAGAAATCCTTAACCATTGCTCTTTCTTTTGGTTTATGTTTGAAAACTTTAGCTGTGCAGATATCGCCGCTGAGTATTAATACTTCGGCATTTTCTAGGTTCTGTAGATTAATATCACCAAACTCCAAATGGATGTCTGACGCTAAAGCAATTTTCATTCATAACTCCATGTTCTATGTTTTTCCGATACCCATTCTCTGCCATCATATTCATCAATCTGCCATGACACATCATCGGGAATTTCTATAATTTTTAATTCTGAGAATCTTCCATTGGCATCATCACCTAATTCTTCTATCACACGAATTAAATGATGGTTATTACGACCAATATCATAATATGACCAATCTTCTTCCCACTCTTTCCATTCAATCATGGAATATTGGCAAAATAGTTTTTGTGCCTTTTCAGACATACTAAAACCACCGTGGCAGGCATTGATAACAATTTTCATTAGTGCATTACCTTTTCTTTATCTTCACCGGCCAATATATGTTTAGGTGATTCTAATAATTTAATAAAATCATCCTTATAATCACCTTGTTTGGCCAACCATGTTAATCTGGCCAAAATGACAGCAGTAAGATTTAATGCTGGTATTTCATATGTAGTTAACCATTTGAACATGGCTTCATCAATATCACCAGATAATTCTTCTAGCATAATATCTTGATCTTTAGATGCCATGTTTTACCTTTTGCATTTGTGGTGTACGATTAAATTTCCATTTAGATTTCATAATCTCAGCTTTGTCAGATTCCCATAAAGCTTTACATTGTGATTTTGTATAACCACTATGTAAGTTACAATCTTCTAAAAACATACGCTCATCAGCCTGATCTTTAGTTTCTATTTTTACCTCAGCAACAGGTGGTTCAACAGGCATTTCTTCTACCTTCTGTTCTTGTGGCAATAAAGTTCTATCTTGTATTACAGTACCAACTTTATCAGATTTTGGTGTAGGCATGGCAAATACAATTACACAAAACAACATGCCACAACCAATTGCTACAGGCTTCCAATATCTACCAAGAAAACATATAATAATAGCTAATAGAATTATAACTTGTAATACTTTTGGTGTAAATCCCATTACGGCTAAATTGTCAAATAGTTCCATGATTATTTCTTCTCAGGATAACCTAAGAATCCTTTACCTTGATACGGCTCACAATGCACATTAATTGGCACTAACACTTTACCATTAGGTGTTTTTTGTACCAAATATTCCACATTAGGTTTAAGGCCAGCATCTTGACAATCTTTATTACCTTTGATTACATCCATACGCTCTAAGGCCTTTGGACCTTCATACTCAGGAATTTTAGGTGTTGACGAACAAGCCGCCAACATTAATACACCAAACACCACAATATATTTCAATTTACTTCTCCATAATATAAGATAATACTTCATTTGATTCTTTCAAATCGGATTTTAATACGGCTTCATCAATATACGCAAGAGCTTTTAATTTCTCTTGTTGATTAATTTGAATATCAATCATAAACCTTCTTGCCATTAATTCATCACTAAATTCTTTAACAGGATATCCATTTATTCTTACGGTATAGGTTTTCATTTACCAGTATCCACTTTAACAGAAATGTTCTTTGCAGAATCAAGGCCTTTATCCAAAGCCTGAGCAATGCCAGTAAAACCAATACTAGCAACCATAAAACCTAATACACAACCAATAATAAAATTAAACATAATCTTCCGCCAATACAATATACTCAATATACAAATTATCCAATTCTTCATCAGATTTTTTCATCAATGCATCAGTAGTAAAACCTTTAAATGATAACATTGTAATAATATCACTTCTTGAAATATGATCCATAAATTTCCTTCACAATTTGAACTTCCATTATAACACAACCACGGATGGTGTCAATACCATTGTTGTTCCTAAGCAACACAAATCAACTTACCAATGCCAGTATACTCCTCAATGGCGTGTTTCAACTGCTTAGGTGACGCCTTAGGTGCAATAAACACATAGTCCAAAGCAGGATCAACCTGGTCATCATTCAGCACCTTATTCAAGTATAGGATCGCTTCACGAGCATCATCAAACTCTTTCATACCCATGTTATTAAACAATTTTGGTTTAGCAATATATTTCATTTTGGTCCGTATATAATAGGTACTGGTTTAATTGCCGCAATACCATAACCATGGCCATCGGGATCTGATTCTTGTAATTGTGCTCGCAATGCAGCACATTCTTCATTGAGCATCTTATTCTCACGGACAATATCCATAATTGGATGTTCAAATAAATCCCATAATTTATTAAACTTCAATTCATATAACTGAACGATGCCAGTCAAAGCATTAACAATCTGGTCTTTATCTAAATTGTGCTCTAAGATACCTTCAGAAACATCAGAGATATCATCGGTAACCATCCAGCATTTTTGAATCTGTTGTTCAAAATCAAATCTATCTGCACTCATTTTTTTACCTTTTTCTTTGGATTATAATGTTCATTCTTGACTGCTTCTTTTAACATAGCAATCATACCCCATTGAACTAACAACTCAAGTGCTTCACTATCAAAATTTATGGTGGCGTCAGCCGAACCATCTTTGTGCTCTTTAATAACTTCAATTTCAAGTTTCATAATTTACCTTTCACATCATTGAAACACACCATCAGCTTACGCCTTTGCTACCAGAATAATCGGTTCGTATGATGTGCTTTAATGAGGTGTCCTCGACTTACTGGCGTTTCACAACGAGCATGCGAGGACAAAAACTTTAAGCCGTTACGGCTTGTGTGAATGATTGGTCAGATGACTGTTTAGCAACACCACTTGGTGATTTTGCAACTGTACCTTTGTAACGACCATTGGCATCAAACTGATCATTATTAACCAATTGATAACCTGTGACCTTACGACCATCTTTAATTACTTTGATAATACCACCATCTTTACGGATGTTGTAGATGTTGGTACTCAAGCGATACAATACTGCCGCTTGGTCTGTGCCTTCAAATACAGCAGAAATTTCCTGTGGTGATACTGGTTTGCCACTTAATAATACCTGAGTAATCTTTTCGTGACGATTGATTTTACCCTTGCGAACTGTTAAAGCCATGATTCTAATTCCTTTTCAATTAAACATAATATAAAATGTAAGATATTCGGCACGACCTCTTACTGTGGCCGCAAAAATTCAGTATCTTAATTAAAAAATACCTAATGCCTTATTATTCATACTGCTACACCAACCATTATACAGATATACCAATTGAATGGCAACCTATAATTGGTTGTTTACCACTTTATTTCTTACTGCATTTATCATTATGGTATTTACCAATATTTCCTGGATTGGTAATAATACCACAATGGATACATTGAGCACGATTTTGTTTCTGAAATTCAGAAATTTGTTTTCGTTTTTCATCCGACATAGGTTGAGACCATTTATAACCACCTAGTCCGGTTTTACCTTTGTTCCAAGGCGTTTTACCTTTTCTATTAAAACCACTCAACCAGTTTTCTCTTGCTACACCAACAATATCTGGACGACCAGGTAAACTGCCTCCTTGGCCACCTTCATGCATATTGTATGTTGGTTTTAATTCGGATATCCAATGAATTTCTTTTTCATTTAGTTCCTGTTCATTTGATGCTTCTTCAATCAATTCAATAGTAAAATTATTATAACCATAGTATCTCATTGCATTATGCAAATAGTATGTTGAACCATGGTTGGCGGTGTTTCTATGATTAGACAACCTTTTGTTTAAGGATTGAGTTGTCTTTCCCACATAGAAATCATCATTTACATTATTGACCAGTTTATAGACTTTCATTGTTTTCTCCAAGAACACATAAGATATTTATGTGTTTCTAGAGTTTCACTAACTTATACCGGTATTTCAGTATTCGTTGCAACTGATGCCGTATTGGCTGGACTTTCAACCGAAGCATCAACTTTGCTGTAAAGGTCAAGAAAACTCATCTTGGTTTCTTCATCGAATCTCGCAACACATAGTGTAATTGCCTTCATTTTATCCTTGAAGATAGTGAATGCTTTAGCAATATGAACCAAACGCCTTGTTGAAATAACTTCATCAACAGCACCTTCTGTATAACTCTTGCGGATTACATCTGCCCATTGGCACAAGTTTTCAACAAAATCCTTATCAGCAATTAAAGGTGTAAGAATTTTCTTTTCTGTTTTCATATCAGGAAATTCTTGCTCAACCGTAATTGGAAATCTTTCAAGAAAAGCCGAATCTAGAATTTGAGCCAAATATTTGCCCTCATCACTGCCTTGACCTTTGGTATTAGCAGTAGCAATCACATTAAAGCCTGAGTGAGGCGTAACAACTTCACCAGTTTTTTTGTTATAATAACTCTTACCCTCAAGAATGCCTTGCAAACACATCAACTTATTAGAACCACGGTCTACTTCGTCAATCAACAATACTGCGCCACGCTTCATAGCAATAAGCACAGGACCATCACGATTGACCACATTACCATTTACCAAGGTAGGACCGCCTAGTAGGTCACTCTCATCGGTTTCTACTGATATATTCACACGGATACATTCACGATTCAACTCCGCACACACCTGTTCAACCATCAAGGTCTTGCCGTTGCCTGATAGACCAGTCACAAAGATTGGATAAAATGATTTGCTACTAATGATATTCTTCATATCTTTGTAGAAACCAAACGGCACATAATCAGGCCATTTCTGTGGCACGGCAGGTTCTGAATCATCAATCAATTTTGGTTGACGGAACTCTAACACTTGTGCTGTATTGGTTTGATATGCCATTTCTGTTTCGGGAACTTTACAATCTTGCTCAGAATTCTTTACAATAGTTTCAGATTTCTTTACAATCTTTTCACCTGATGGTGGCACTTTGTATTGACCACGGTCATAACGATATTGTGATTTTGTAACCAGCCAATATGGGTATGGTGCATCTGATTCATTACACACTTTGGTAATATCATCACGATTCAAAATTGGTTCAGAACCAAAGATTGATTCGGCTGCTACGATAAACTGCTTTGCATTTTTATTCATAATATCCTTAATCTAATAAAACCATATACGCTTCTGCGTTGTTATTCATAAACCAATTGATGCCTTTTCTTAAGCCATCATAATCACCAAAGATTTCACAACCTTTTAATGTGTCATACACAGCAACTTCTTCAGGCGATAACATAATGCCTTGGCCTGAAAATGGATTAGTAATAAACTCACTCATTTCACCAACAAATATATCTTTATACGGTAATTTCATAATATTTTCCTTTAATTATCCACAAATGGCATATTCTGCCAACTCAGACCACTTACCATTAGGATTTGATTTACGAATTTTGGTAACTTGTATCAAAGTCCGTAACGACATTTCCTTAACACTATCTGCCAATCTACTAATCAATTTCATGGCATCATTCTTACTAACCAAATCATACTCAGGCATAAAATCTTTTTGAGTTAATAAATGTTTCATTCTCTCAATCTTCTGCTCTGTGGTCATACTCAAATCAACTGCCAAACTACGAGTAACAATCGCTTGGTCTAGTGCTGAACCATTCATATTAGAAATGAATACTACGCCACCAGTAAACTCAAACGCATTAGGTAAATCTGTATCACGAATGTCCGCATTATATGAAATGATACGGCGTGAATATGAATCAAGAGCAGCTTTTAATATATTCAAAGATGTAGCATCTTTCAATACTGAATCACAATCATCAAACACCACAATACTATTACGATTTTCATACAAGGTACGATACAAACCTTTGGCAGTAGAATAACCTTTCACTACACGATACGAATTGGCAGGCACATCATCACCAATATCCAAACCAGTAACATCCATTAAACCAGAATTGGCCAATGTAGTGGTGACTGTATGAGATTTACCCAAACCACCAGGTCCTGTTACTACAACAGATGCTTGGTCTTTCTTAGCAAGCATTGTAACCATATCTGATAGAAAACCAAAACGCTGATTGATTGTGAATTTGGATTCCATCACTGCGCCAGTAACTTTGGTTCCTGCCTTACGCAATACATATTGCAAGTGTTCAATTTTGGTACGCTTCACGGTTTTGCCATTAATTACGGCAGTATATTTTCCATTTACGAATTTAATATCGGACATAAATCCCTCACAATTAAAACAACCATTATACAGATACCACTAGGTAAGTCAAGAATTATTTGCTCGACTGTTGTTCCTTAGCAACACTTTCCGAGTGCTTACACTTACCACGATAGGCATACCCTACGCAATTGCATTGGTACTTACCAGATTCTAAGGTGACCGTATAGGTCTTACCTGAATCACTCTTGACTGACCAATGAGGCGTATTCTCAAGATTAGGTACATCAAGCACCACCGTTGCGCCATATGAGTCCAATGCTTCATGTTTGACCTTGATAAACTTACGCCTGCGAGTATCCATTGGTAATGGTTTATGTAATATTACCAACTCATCATTGCTCGCCTTGGCATATGCCAATATATTGGACTTACCATCAAATAGATAAGTATGATTAGGCACCACAAACTCTGAATTGTCCCATTCTGTCACTTCTTTGTATGCACTAATACTCATCGTTCAACTCCAAAATAATTTAATAAATCACCACCTAATAATGTGCCGTGTTCCCAATTTCTTCTAGCATACAAATCACATTCCTTCACAATCAACTCAGCAAACTTTTCAATATTAAATTGTTCACCTTGCTCATCAGTAAATGACTGACTTATAAGTTTTTCAATTATTTTATTCATTCTTCATATCCATCCGCCCATGTTATTTTTGGATTATCTCTTTCATACAATTCAACAATATCTTTGAATTTCCACAATGCATCAGTTTCAAATGTATCCAACCAATTGCTAAATCTACCCCAATCTTGCTCGGTCATTGGTGGTATACTAATCTCTGCACCAAATGGTCCTAAACTTTCACCATATTCATCACCATTGCAATCAATACGACCACAAGAATATGATTGAATAATCTCATTATACTCAAATGATTCACCAGCTTTTCTGCCAGTCAATTTAGAATCTTCTGTTAATGTCTTTGTAACTCTTTTGGTTAAACCACGGTCAATATACCATTGCATATTGATAACACCCATCCAATTGGTAGAATATCTTACTGGCATTTAGCCTCCGTAATAATCAATCAATAAATCCAAAGCATCAATATACTTACCATAAAGTATCTGATCTTCTGGATGAATCCAATAACTTGGATCTTTCTTTTTCTTTTTTAATTCTTCTTTGTGATACTTTCTACATTCTTGTAGATTAGCCAATGTGATACCATCAGCAACTTCATAACTAATTTCAAGCTTCTTCATATTCTTTATAATAAACTTCTAAGTAAATTGCTTTGATTGAACTACCGGCATATTGTTTAGCACAATACTCTTTTACTTCCTCAACATCTTCACCGCCAATATGTGCGGTGCGACCAGAATCAAATTCTACCATGTAATGTTTAAATCTTATTTCATTAGCAAAGCTCATACAAACTCACTTTCATCAATAACCCAACCATCAGCACGCAACGATGCACGGCCTTCTGGCGTTTTCTTTCTTTCATCCATAGAGTTATGAATACCATCAATATGTTCTACTAGCCAATCACGGTTATTCCATTCCTCATGTGTAGCAAAGCGAGGACGGAATCCATAATAATCTTTATGGAAATCCGAGAAATAACTTTGCAATTCATCAACAGTAAAATTATCTAAATGGTGACTCACGCTACTTCCTTTTCCTTACAAAATTCTGTGAACTCTTTTAAATAACCACCAAACACCATTTCATGTTTATCACTACCACTTACACCAAAGAAATTACAACCACAATTATATACTTCAACATATAATCCATCTTTATCATATACATGATATTCATAATCTTGACCACAATCAGTTACCTCGACTGGATGAATATAGAAACCACCAGGTGTTTGCTTAAAGTGAGCAACCATCGATGCCGCTAAACAACCCATGCCATTATAAACTGCTTCATCAACTGTTTTGGTTGCAATCAATCCATTTACTAAACGACCACCATTCAAAAACTCTGCCAACTCTGCACCATGACCTGTTGGATAACCATCAAACTGCCGATACATATTGACTACTGGTTTTTGAATCTGACCATATTTTTCATATACGAATGTGAGTGACCTTGTTCCCATAATTAATACCTCGCTAAATGTGTTTCAAATTGTTGTTCATACATTTCTATAATAGATTCATCGTGTAACTCACGCATATTATCTACCATCAATACTTTGGTTAATTCGATTAACTCTGCTTTTTTCATCTTCTTAACTACAAGCATATCTTCTGCAACTAATTCACTAATCAATCTGTCGATTTGTTTACTCATTTAATAATTTTATAACCTTTTAATAGTATTTGTTCAACAAATAATTCCACAATAGGTTGCTTATCAGCAAAACCTTGTTGCAACGATTTCAATTCTTTAATTACAAATTCCCATGTATTCATACTCCACACCACCTTATATGTTTAAAACCACCACAAAGAACATTACCACGACCAAAGTTACGAGCAGGACCACGCCATGTTGCCGATTTTAATATATCGCCACGCTTAAACTTTTTATCATCAGCAATCATTACCCATGAATGGGAACTTCTTTGATTATCTTGCATAATAATATGCACATACTTACGACCCACCTCACAATAATACTTTTTACCACCTGCATATGCTTTTGTATCATAATCAGATTGTAAATGTGCAATATATGACTGAATGCCGTTATTTAAATCTTCACTAATTTCCATATCAATGACTCCTTGCATTAGCCCAATGAACACCACGAGCAAATGCCTCACGCTCTAAACGATTTTCACGACAATCACGGTCGCTGAATTGGTAAATATCAAACGCCTTAGCATCACGCTTACGAGTAGATGATTGAGCACGACTTGGACGGGGACCACGGAACATTACATAATACTTGGTGAAATCAATAAACTGCTTGATACCATCATAATTGTCCATTGGTACACCTTTGTATGATGAACGAAAATTTGCTGGCGCCTGCCATTTAGCAAATATCATTTTCATCAAATCTTCTTTTTGTTGATAATCTAATTTCATAATATACTTTCAAAAAAGATGAGGACTTATATCCGACAGAACGCCTCATTCAAACAATTATACTTTACTTAAATTCACTACTCTAAAATCAAATTCATGAAAACTGGTTTGGTGTGGAACAAATACAATCTGTCCTACACGATTACGAGGATTAGGTTTAGTTTCATATTTTTTAAACTTATCAACTGTTACCGTTACCTTGTAAGAATTAAAACCTGATTCATTACAATTTGCTTTTTCTACAACACCTTCAATAAATGCATCATCACGACCTGCCATTGGTTTAAAATCGTATGCTCTGATAATATCACCAACTGTTGCAATACCTTCGAATTTTAACATATAATGCCTTTCACTTAATAATGTACCATTATACAGGAGTCCTGAGGAAACCACAAGCGTCCTGTGTAATGGTGTTGTACCAAAACAACACTCATTATTTCAATCACCAACTGCGTACCGTAAAACATTCAATTTCTACCGATTCAGTTTCATCCAAATCCTCTGGTTTTATTTGACTTTCAGCATTACGAGCAAAAGCTACTGCCGCATCATTATTATCAAATACTGCCAGATTTGTCCAATCCCAACCGATCAATTCTTCAAAATGACCAGATTTTACCAAATATACTTCCATTATGCTCTCCATGAAGCGTCATCAATTAATTGCTCTTCGATTTGATCAAAGGCATCCAATGAATCAATAATACAAGAATCAGCGCAGCTCATCAGACTTTCAATATTTTCCAATCCTTCATCACAAGCATAATGATATACATCAGATAATAGTGCTTGTGCCGTTTTTAGCTTTTCAATCATTTCTTGATTAGTCATCATTATCTCCAAATACTGTTGAAATATCACGGTCTTTCAATTCTACCTCTAATTCATCATCGCTATGATTTGCATAGCCTTTGAAACCATCAGTTAATAATGCTGATAAAAAGAACCTATCATTATATTGACCTTCGGACATCAAGATAGTATCAATATCATCATTTACCAATGCTTCAATGGCATTATCCCGCCATTTAGGTTTAAAGCTCATAACCATTATTCTACCTCAGCATTTAAAAATTGATCTAAATGATCCTGTATTCTACTATCTTCATATGAATAGAATACATAATCTCCCATTTCATGACGGAATTCTTTATCAACATACTCAAAACCACCATAATACTGTACCGTACGGTCATTTGCTTTATGAATAGCAATACAATCTGGCGATACAAACACCTTACCGCAACGAGGATCAAGTCCTAACTGATTGGCAGGTACCATTTTCATTGTACCAATATAATTATCGGTCAATTCTGTTACATCATCAATTAAACTAAACAAATTCATATTATACCTTTCCTAATACTGTATCTAATTCAAATATAGCATTGGTTAATGCCTGAATTTCAGGATTATCAGAATCATCACCACCATTATCTGGTAATAATGATAATGCTTTCTCAGCATTAAACTTTGCTATTTCAACAAACATCAAAAATTCTTTATTTTCCATATTATACCTCAATCATATTATACAGTTTATTCATAATGCGTGAGGTTGGATTATCATCCTCATCATCATTCCATTGTGGAAACTCATTTAATGCATCGTAAATCAATTCCATATCTGCCAAAGTGAGCTTTTCACTATAATTGGTAGTATCACCTAATTGATAACGGGTTAATTCAAATATAACTTTACTCATTTTCCATCTCCTCGATTTCACCGATTTCATCATCGGACAAATTGATATTATATTCTTCTTGGAATAATGCTTTTACCTTGGCAATATAATCTGACTCATTTTCCGCTTCTAAGTTATTACCATAGAATTGGACTGATACTACACACGCAAATTCTTTCATACTCATATAATGCTCCTTTGTTAATCACTACTTACATAATCTTACTAATAACCACTATATTGTTAGTGGTTACTATAAAACTACGCTACCTTATCAATAATAGGTTGCACATCACTTTCCAGAATCTCATAATTCCAATCGGTGATATCCTCACCCCGATTGAATTGCTCCCATATTGATTCTGCTACCCATGCCAGTTTATCGGCATCTTCCACAACCATTTCAATGGTTAATCTTACTTTTTTGTAACCTGTGCTCATATTAAGCCGCCTTATCTAATTTGATAGTAAATGAATAATCACCGATTGGATATTGCACGAAACCGCTAGTATCCTTCTTTGCCTTACCTTTAGCATATAGACCGATAATAGAATTGGCAGGATCTAAAAAACGCAAATCAGACTCATCACCATTAAATACAGTCATATTATGATTAAAGAATTTCTTAGGCATTGGTGTACCTTTCTTAATACCAAATACTACAGCAATATTATAACCTTGCTGAACTGCCTGTTTACAATCTAAGTAATTACCATCTGCCATACTGAAGGTTAAATGATAATTGGTAATGCTCTGAGTTTTACGACCAAGTACCTTAGTATAATCATAAAACTGGATAAACTCAAAAGCTGAGAATATGTTAGTATATACTACATTACCCATTTTAACTGGATATTTCTCCCATGATATATCGGAAGTACCATTTAAACGAATAACTGGTATTAGACCTGCTTTGGCAGATTGCTTAATCGCCAAGTTAATATCTTTTACCAATAACTCCATAAACAGGTCACGATTATCATAGAATAATTGTGTTTTACGAATCCGTGCTTTTTGAATAGTATTAGTATTCTCGCCTTTTTTAAACATACCACCACGACCAGCAGTATTCAAACAAGCAGAAATGCAACCTGGTGTCGCTTTAGGACAGGTATTATGACCAGATAATGATGCTGGTGCTAAATGAAGAATATAGGTATTATAACCTTGCTTCATTCCCTTTAAAGTCTTGGGATTACCGACTGATAATAAATTCATATTCTCACCAATTCCTTCTTTTCTTAAAAATTACAATCAAGATTAAACCAAAGTTATTTTGGAGCGAGTCAGTTCCTAGAATATACTATAATCAGCGTCCTGATATTAGAGGCATATAATATTATATACCTTATATTCACTTAACCCTCGCCAAAATAACTCTGGCATTTAAAAAACCATTATACAGGTATTAGAATAGACCACAAGCAATATGGCATATTCCAATAACAATACTTGGCCGATAATACTAAATGTGTTGTATCGGAACAACACCACTTCATAGATAATAATGAGTATACATTAATCCAACGATTATATTAAACACCAATAATATACCAGTTACAATACAGAATAATACCATTAAAGTATATAAAAATCTATAATGGTGCATAATGTATTTCCTTTTCAGATAATAATGCTACCGTTACTGGATTATCCCGCCATCTAAATGATAATGGAGTTTCTAATGCAATCGTATAAAGAAACTCAGCACCATAATACCGACTGGTTAATACTTTACCGATAATGGCATTATTACCATATAAACCGATAACCCTACTTCCATCTTTAATCATAACGACCTTTCACTATGTAAATTACCAGACATTACCTTAAACTGATTATCAATATCAGAAAAATGATATGCCAATAATATAATCAAACAAACAATAATAACCTTCATTATACTACCTCCGCATACTTTTTCAACCAGAGATTAAACTCCTCATTATATGCAGTAGGATTCATTATACTTAATACATCCGATGCTGAGAATGTATATTGACCAATAATACCATCTTCGGTACTAGAGAATATAACTACATCACCAGCATTATTATCAAAGTAATAATTAAAATCTTCTACTAAACGCTTCATACTAGACATAATATCTCCTTAATGACCACAAGCAGTAAGAAAACGGTTAATATCAAATAACCGATTATCATTTTTAAACTGTACCGCTAAATCGGAACATACTTTGAATGATGATTTATTCACCAATAATACTCTTGCAATACTAATATAATGCTTTTTACTCATAATCAATCTCCTGATAAACCGTTAATAGCATCCTGAATATCACCAGCAGCATTTAGTAGATAATCAATAGGTGATACATCTAAACTAAATTCATTATCGCTATCTGGTAATTCTTGAATAACAGTATCTACTAATACCGATGCTTTTTCTAATAAATCCAACAAATCTTTTTTACTTAAACTCATAATATAAATTCCTTTTTCCATTCAAAACGGGTAGATAATGGCACCCATAATAACCTACGCTTATTCTCTGGTAATTCTAATGGATATTGTAATAATAACCAATCATCATTATCTGAGAATAATACCTTTTTACTATATTTCACTAAACGGACATAACGATTATTCCATTTTAATACTGTAATAGTCATAATGTCCTCCTCTTAATAACTAATAAATCTAATCTATATTACTTTTGGTTATATACGCTGATAATGTCGCTGATATAGGATATAATGCGAGTCTTAATTTCTGTTTCTGATTATCCTAGTGCGTCCTAGTTAATCCACAGAGATTTTCCGAGCATTATCTCAATATCTCACAATAATATTATCTAATATAATCAATAACTTACTAATAACCTCTAAGCGTATCAGAGATTATTATAAATCATCGCAATATGGTATTAATTCATATCATATTCAATTTCTTCTATAATCATTTGCACAGCATCATTATAGTTATCGGTATAATCAATACTGGTATAATCTTCATAATCACTATCAGCATTATGATATACTTCAAATTGATTATCTCTTTCTACAAAATACCCTACACGATTATCATTAAAATCATATACTTCAAACTCATTTTCGGTACGGGATGCATATGACTGTAATACTTTATAATGGCGCTCTTTTTCTATTAACATAATATCTCTTTCTATTTAAATTGGTAATAATACTTACTAATAACCACTATTATCTAATGGTTATTATAAGCATTATACTGCCAGTTTAGCGTTTAATTTGGCAAGTTTATCTTCTGCCGCTTTAATCTGCGCTAATACTTTCGCTTTCTTTTCTGCTTCTTTATTAGATTTAGCGATAATTTTACTGATTTTATTATCTTTAACTTCTTCAGCGATAATCTGGCGTAATGACTTAACTAAATCACGCTTTTGTTTTAAAGTTAATGAAGTTACTACATGGTTAATATCTGAAAACATAATATATTCCTTTTTAAATTATATAAAAACTACTCAAAATTGCTACTTAATTAAAAACCATTATAACGCATTTTTGCCACTTTGTAAACGATTTTATAGTAATATAGAATTCGTTTATCATGACTTTTAGTTATAATGATACTCTATTACATAATGATACTGATAATGGATTAATATTATTACGAGATAATCTAATACCAGATTTAGCACCCCTTAATGCTTTACTGTTTAACTTATTACTGGGTTTAGCAGTGATAATATGATTACCGCTATTGAGATAATCGAGAATATCTTTTTGAATTTGAATATCAGCGATTAACTTAGCATTTTCTACTGGTTTAACATATTGTTTATTAGTAAAGGTTTTAGCGATATTATTAGCAATATCATAATCAGATAATACTGGTGGTTTCTCTTGCTTAATACGCTTAATAGTGGGTTTATTCATTTTAAGGTCGTGATTAACTCTCGCTAATAACTGTTTTAATTCAGTTAATGATAAATTTTCTAAATTCATAATAATAATATAATCTCAATATAATAATATAATAAAAACGCATATTAGTGCGCAGACTCGATTTTACTATTATACACGATTGGTGGAAATTGTCAAGTGATATTTTTAATGCCGTAACGCTTTGATTTTATTGAGGATAATTCTTGAGCGTTTTGGTCAAGTATTATGGGAGCAGCTCCAGGAGCCGTATGGGGTCACGCTTGGAGAGTGGGCGCCAGAGTGTGTGGTTAGTGAGTGCCAGAGAGGCGCAGAGGTGGTAAGGCAGGACGCACAGAAAAGCGACAGGGGAGCATTGCGTGGATTGACAGTATAAGAAAAAAGCCTTGGTAGGTCAAACTCGATGTTCAGTAACTTTATCCGAAGGAAATTTTTCGAGGATCCGACTTTTTGGAATACTAAATTTTTTTTAGGTGGCTACCGTACGGAAGTAGTATTTTTACCCTTGAGGGATTTCTTCAGTAACTTCATATACAGTTTCTTTTCTTTCTTTGGTTGTCCCAATAGAATAGCCGCATACATCTTCTTAACTAGTTTCTTTACTTTCATCGTGTTCCTTTATCCATATTAAAGCATTATCTAAATCCATCCACGGAGATTGCTCTTTGGTTCTTTCGTGGAACCATTGATACTCTAGTGTACCAACGAGCCACTTATTATTATTGTGGTCCCATCGAGCAGTCTGTGTGTTTCTTTTCTTTAGTATCATTGATTCTCTATAAGAGTTCTACTTTGGACTTCCCAAAAATATTCTACACCTCTCTTAGCATAGTCTAGATTGATGTATTGTCCTAGTATAATTGATTCATTTGTTGGAGAATACACCTGAGCACCCCATATGGAATGATTGTTACCGACTTTATATACAGACCCAATGATTTTACCATCATCGGTATCATAGTATACTCTCTGTTCGTATTCTTTCTCAGCCCAATGTTTCATTTATTCTTCCAGTTAAATCCTAATAACTTATACAGTACCTTCTGATACCACTTCGGTTGTTTCTCCATGCCGATCTGAATTCCACCAATGTTGAGTTGTCCTACTGAGTTTTGAGGATGTACAGAAAGTGTTGGAGAAATATTCGTGGACCATGTAGTATTGGAAATAGTGGTGGTTAGACCTAGACCAGCAGAAAATGGTACTGAGATTTTCGGTTTCTCACATCCATTATAATCCAGTCCTAACGGAATCTGCTCAGTTAACGGAAAGAAAAACTCTATCTCGGTCTGCTTGGGATTCCAATTCTTTACCCAAGGATCCAACCAAGGATTCTGAGCCGAGAATAGTCGATCTTCTGTGGTGAACGTGGTCATAATGTAATACTCCTGTCATGTACTTCCGAACTATATATTAGTATAAACACTAATACGGATCCATAATGAAATTTCTCAAAAAACTCTCTACTCTCTTTTCTACTCTACTGGATACTCCAAAAGGCTCTCGTTTAGAGGAGTATATTTCTTGGAAGAATCCTCAGAACCATGCCGATCTAGAGAGAGTTATTCGTGAGTATAACGATTTAAGAATGTGGTAAAAAATAACGCCGGAAAACCCTTGAGAAACACAAAGGTATTAAGCAGGCGTTTCGTCACCTTCAAAGATTAATACAACATCATCCTCATGAACAACAAAGTAATCTTCTAATTCGAATTTAGCGGGTCTTGCGTTCTGCCAGTTTGGTAGAATTACTTCTCCTACTTTCACCAACTCCACTTCTGAACCAATAGATAGTACTGTACCTTTACTAACTTCTTGAGCATCAGCGCCTGTCAATACGATACCGCCTTTAGATACGGTTTCTTTTTCAATCAGCTTGACAATCATATTCTTTTTAATAGGTTTTAACATAGATGTATTCTCTTTCACTTTTATTACAATTTTCAACAACTTCTTTAGGTACTTCTGAATATTTTAAACTATTACAATTATATCGTATAATTTCTGGTTTGTCAAATGTTTTATGGTAATCATCGTCACTTACGATACCATATACCACACTAAACAGTAGGACTAGGGAGAATAATTTTAGGGTTTCCATACTAATAACTCATCGTAGTTATAATTTTGAATCATAAATTCGGATGGATGTTCTAAGTAACAGGCCTCCAAATCACCAGGTCGCCTTGGTTTATATTCAACCTCAAAGTCTACACCGTTTACTCTCTTAAAGATTTCAACAATTTCCTTGACGGTTCTAGTGTCACCATAAGCTAGATTTTCAATATGATTTTCGGATGGTGTATCGATTGCCTTCATAAGAGCACGGCAAATATCCATTACATGGACATATTCACGAACACAAGTTCCATCTTTCGTATCGTAATCATTCCCATATATAGTGAATTTTCCTGTTTCCACAGCTTGGATTAAATTAAAAAATAATCCATCAGGATTGGTCGGTTGGAATCCTTCTGTACCAATCACATTATAGAATCGGAATATCGTTGCATCAGGTTCCTGTTCTCTTAACATATCTTCCGATACCTTCTTAGAGATAGCATAAGGAGATGCCATACCTGCGGCCGCACCAGTTGAGGCAAAAATAAACTTCTTATGTGGTACAATATTCCTCAACCAATTTGTACCATTAATGTTTGTATTGTAATATGCTGTAGGATAATCTACTGATTCTCCGACTCGGACTAGAGCAGCCAAATGAATGATGGCATCAAACTCAATTGTCGGTAACATTGTCTTTCGGATATCTTGCGGTCTACGGATATCTAACTCATAACAATTCGTCAGGTCTCTACCTTCAGGAAAATGTTTATCTAATCTGTGTACCTCTATAAAGTGTTTCTCTAAAGCATAACATAGATGTTTACCAATATAACCTTCTGAACCGGTTACTAACACTTTCCAGGTTGTTGTCATTGTTGTTTGTGTTTCTTTAGTTCATTGATAAAATTTAGAATTTCTGTTCGGATGTAAGTGTTACTCTGGGGAGTCCACACATATACCTTTTGTAGAAATTCCAATAAGTGGTCTAGATTTAAGTTAATATTCATTCGTTTGTATAATTTAAAAATTTAATAACCGGTAAACTATCAGCAACCAAAATAAAGGCATCACGCAAAGTGGGAGTAACTACTCTACAAAAATAGATACCATCATTGATTGTAAATTTGAAAGGAGGATGGCCAACAAAAGATTCTTCAACTATACAACGAATATCCCATTCTTTAACTTCTCTACAACCTTTGATTAGGTCGTCATATATTTTTTTTGGATCAAAATCATCATCTTCTAATATACTAGGCATTTTCGGTCAATAGAGTTGGTCCGTTGTCACCTTCTAAGGTAAAATCTTCAGCAAGAGATTCTGCTTTAGAAAAATCTGAAGTAAGTTCTCTACTTATAATTCTATTCTTGATGTAATACTCCACTATGTAATTATATTCTTTACGAATAATAATTGCTTTCTTATCACCATTGGTGAACTTAGACAGTTCCATATTCTTCTCCAAAAGCAAATTGTTCAGCATAAGCTTGTGCTTCTGCTTCATCTTTAAAAAATCTAGTTTCAATTTGAACCATACCATCACCTTCAACACACTCAACCTCAAAGAGGTCAAATACATTTTTGAAGGCAATAGTAGCAGTTCTTTTACCGGATTTACCCATAAATGTAACAATTCTTTTTTCTTCATCCATCATGATATCATTCCTATAAAACGATTTAACACAACACGGTTATTCAAACGATTACCAGCAAACTTACTAAAGGCAGAAACTAAACCACGGGTAGTCGCATTCTCTTTCACTTCAAAAGTTACATCATCATCAGTATCTAGTGCTTCAGTTCTCAGTAAATAATATTCATCGAAACCGGCATTAGTAACAGTCAAAGATTTATTCTTACGGAATTCTGCCTTGATTTTATCATGAACCATATAATTATTAGGATAAAAATAATGTAGTTCACGACCCAATTCACGACCAGCCAATACATAGAAACCAACAATGTTACAATTAGTTCTCACCTTCAACATCTTTATATATGATGCAGTCAATTCACGACCACGGTTACTATCAACAATTTCTTGGTCTTTGGTAATTGGGTCACGCAATACTAATTGACGATTTGTTTTCCACTCATTACTGTTATAATCTTCTTGTTTATTTACAGTACCAGTTCTAGGAAAGCCTTTATCATCTTTATACCAAACTTGATTCACAGAATGGCCTTCACCATCTGTCAAGAATACAGTATTCACAATTTGCAATTTGTATTGTTTCTGAAATTCCGGAACAATCTTCATAGCAGAGATAACGGCTTCGTTTAATGGAGTACCACCTTTTTGTAACCAGTTTGGTTTCCAACCACGGCGAAGCTCAGACATTTGTACCAAAGCAGAACCTGCATAGGTAAATTCAGCAGCAGTCATTTTGCTTGACATCAAGTTTAATAATTTAAACCGGTCAAGATACAAATCACCATCTTTCCAATTTTTTCCTGAATCGTATGGGTCATCATATTCTGAACTAAAGGCGTACACATCATAAGGAATATTTACCTTCTTACAGAACATTACTAAATTAATTAATTGCTTGATGGTATTTTCCATGTGATTGGACATAGAACCTGACCAATCGAGGAACATTACAAGTCCGTGTGATTTAGCACCAGGAACAACAGTCATCTTTTTGAAAATGTCATCAGTTAACTGGTAAGCATAAATTTTACTCATATTCAAATCGCCAGTTTTGGCAATCGATGCACGTTTCAACTGGTCGGCATTTTTACGCAACTCAAATTCTTTGGCAAGATAGCCAACAACCTTTTTAGAATCATTACGCAACTTCATAAATTTCTCGGTATCAATTCCACCTTTATATGCACGATCAGCTGCACTTTCACGATAACGTTTCCATAATTCTTTATGGCTTATAATAGCTTGTTTAAGGTCAACATCAGGAATGTTACCATAGTAATGTGTGCGGCCGTCTTGTGCAAATAGTTTTTTCTCATTCTTACGATATGATTCATCGGTAAATGATGTAGTTTCTAAACCAGAAGATGAAACTTCGGTACCACCAGCTTGACCGTTATGTTCAAAATCTGATTCTAATTTTTCATCCGTTTCTTCAGATTCGGATTTTTCGGAATCGCCTTCATCTTTACGAGTTTCAGTTTCATCGTCCCACTCATCAGAATCATCATAACCTTCAGAATCAAAACCTTCATAATCACCATCTTCATCTTCTTCAAATTCTTCTGTAGGATGTTTTTTCTTATGCTCTTCAGCTTGTTCTTTCATGTATTGGCAAACAAGGCGAGCAACCGCCATCACATCATCATAGGTCTCGGTCCCTTCAATCATGCTAACTAGCGATTGCTCATAGTCGGTAAATTTAATACCTTGTGCAGCTCCACCTTTAGTATAGAGATTCACTCGGTCAATAAAATTCATTTCATTCAAATCCATGCCATTAGTACCAAAGAAATCTTTATCAATCAATTCTTTATACGCACGGATGAAGCTGGAACGGATTCCAGGATATTTGTTTTTGATTTTTCTTTCGATACGGGAATCTTCCAATACATTCATAATGCCCATTGGAATTTTTTCTTCGTGAGCTTGAATCATGCCAGAAAGAGGAGTATAGAGTGCATGGCCAACTTCATGACCCATAAAGAGGTCATACAAGTAGCCAGAAATGTTTTTATCTAAAACCGGTACCGTTAATACACGATTTTTTACATCAAACGCAGCTGTTTGTACATTGCGTTGTTCGATGATAAGATTTTCTGTTGCCATAAGTTTGGCTAACAGCGATTTTGATTGAATAAGTTCCATATAATCTCCGAGTTAAAGAACCATTATACTACAATTAACGTCTACCGTCAAGTAAAACTAAAAAATGCGTTGTTTTTTAGCAACAAACGCATTATTGATACAATTCTTTCATTTTTTGGTAGTCGGATTGATCTTTTTCAAATCCTGAAAGTGTTGCCCATTTGCGAATTACGATATCCAAACGTTTCCACGCAGGAATTTCTTCGTCATCCGCAACGGCATCAAGCCAAATGTAGTGTCCGTTGTTATTCATGTTTAATTCCTTCATTTTTATCAAAAATTTCATATTCCAACGCAGCTACTAGTTCATCCGCAAGCTTCGGATTGAATTTTACGAGAAAATGTGCTACATCTTCTGCTGGTACATGACGTAAATTAAACATAATTTCATCAATTCCTCGTAAAATTTGCGTTTCTTCGTGTTGTGCTAACATAATATACCTATTGTAGTGTGTCTGTTTGTGTGTAAGTGACTGTTGAGCCTCTTTGCTTTGCAATTCCAACGGATCTCAACCATTGTAACTCAATTTCAAGTTCTTCCTCATTAAGTGTTTGTAAATATTCTTCATATTCTTTCCAATGCTCATCTGAAACCATTTTTTTCTATCTCCGCATGCTAGAAATTTCTTTTGCTTCATTATCTGAAAAAACCGGCACAGCATTTGATTTATGCATTGTGCCAATTCCCTTAATTTTATCGCCTGTATAACTATTTCCGAATTTTTTAACACAAGTTACAAATCCTGTGTTTAAGGACGCAATCTCAGGAGATTCACGACCCGCAGGAATAGTAAACATGGGGATTGTTTTAGAATACTTAGTGGATTTATTTTTACAGAAATTGGTAGACATCGAATTAATGGAAGCTAACCATTCTTCGTGTTGTAATTTCTTGACCTTTGAAACATTGCGTTTCTTGGATTTTGGAACATAACCATAAATTAACATAACAATTCCTCATGTGAAGAACCATTATAATACAATTAAGGTTAAAAGTCAAGCGCTGGTGTTGTATGGAAGCAACAATACCTTATATCAAAAGCGGACATACCTACTTATAACAAAAAATTAGTATTTTCTAATTTCTTCTGGTAAACTTGTATCATCAAGCTCATTTAAAACTTCTTCTACACTTCTATTTTTTAATTTTTTAATTTCAGAATGTTCATTCTTGTGTTTTCGTTTTGGCATGTAACTATAATCTTCGTTATAATCTTGGTTCTTACGAAACTTTCCTACAAATTTTGTCACTACTATCTCCTATTTCATCGTTTCAAATGTTATGCCTTTAATTTTTGTTTCTGGCATGTTATGCATATCCTCTTGTGATATGTAAGTGATATCGGCTTGGGGATAACATATTTTTACTAATTTGAGAAGTTGGCAGACTGTGCCATCTGAATCATTGAATGTAAATATTTCATCAACATATTTTAAACTTTTTATAATTTCTCTGCGTGTTTCATAGTTTTGTACATAACCACCTTCAGACCACATCATCCACCAATCACTATGAACGCCGACAACAAGCCACTCACCTTTATGGTGACATTTTTTCAAATAAAGTAACTCATCATATGTTAGTGGATCAAATGTTCCACAAGTGATTATTATTCTATCTTTTGGTGGCATTTATGGTAATAAATTAGGAAAGGCTTCCTTTACAAATTTGTAATCTAATCCCTTTACACCTTGGTCTTTATTGAAAATACCAATAACAACTTCGGCTTCACGGGGTTCTAATGATTCTAATAATTGTAATAATAACTGTGTTCGTTTTTCTTGTGTTAATTCTTCTGCTTTAGGATGTCCTTTTTGGAACAAATAAAGTTTTCTTAATTCAACAGATAATTGTGTAGAAGAAAGACCGGGTAACATATCGGTCGGAATTCTATAATTATCTGGCATTTCTTTAATCAACCATTGGCAGTCAGGGTGATATGTTAGTGATAATACATCAACCAAAGTTTTAGAAAGATTCTTTTCAATTACTGCCATTCTTTCTTTTTTGTTTGTTGCTTTTTCAAAATCATCAAATATTTCATACATATTTTGCATTAGAATTCCTCTATCACTTCCATTAAGTTTTTCAGTTTGTGTTCAATAAAATAATTCAACAACTTACCTTTAGCAGGCTTTGTTTCTTCATAACTATTTATAATCTTCTCTTTTATCTCTTGTGGAATAAAAGATAAATCAATGAGTGTTTGATTCCTACCGAAACTAACAACTTCTTCATATGAAAAGTTTTCAACATCTTCATTTAGATACTTTTCTAATGTTTTCTGTGTAATAGGTTTCTGACGGAGATCACGAACAAAACAATCAGCCGGTGAGAACATATTAGGAATACCATCACCCTTATCACCACGAATAATCTTCTCTTTGAGTTCTAGGATTGGATTCTCCGACTTTACAAATTTTTTCTGTGATGGGTTATACTGTTTAACATTTGGATAGTTTTGTAACTGTAAGAAGTCACCATCAGAAGAAAGAATTAAAATCTTTTCATGAGCAGATTGCCTTGGCACTAATGTGCCGATAATATCATCAGCTTCAGCACCTTCAACATCTAACACTTTATATGGGAAATTATCTTTGAGTTCCGCTTTGAATTTAGAAAGCATATCAAAGATTAAATGCCAATCTAAATCGGACTTATCACGGGTTTTCTTACGATTTGCTTTATAGAATGGGAAATATTCTTTACGCCAATACTTACGGTTATCACAACATAACACCACCTCACCATATTCAGCTTTAAAATTCTTAACATGAGTACGAATAATATTCAACACCATATGACGAATGAGGTGTTCATCGAGTTTGCCTTTTTGATTGGCAATCTGTGCCATAAGTCCGGCAAGTAATACTTGGTTTAAGTCAACGAGGATCATACTAAACTTTCAATAGTTTCAATTAAGAGACCATTGTATCATACTTCCTGTAATTTGTCAAATGTTTTTTGGATGAAGGTATTTGAAGTGGTAGTTTTTCTGGCAATAACACCATACCAGTTTTGTGGTATTAATCCAGAAATATATTCAAATGGATCCACAAAGATGGCATCAAATCTATCAACATTATATAAAGTGTCGGTTTTGATATCTTCTTTGAATAATATTACATGATAAGCATTACCCAAATATGAACCGCCAACATTTTCACCAGGATCTTTATATGTGGCTGCTTCTATTTGAACTTGGTCCTCTTTATCTCCCGGAAGAAAAAAGATAGCGTCATGATTTTCTTTACTGAATTCCTTTAGGAAGTCTAGCATTATAGTCCTTAATATGTGATTTTCTAACTCGTACCATTATCCATGAATTATAGTAGTCATCTGTTTCCATGACACCACGGATAAATTGCTCTTTTGCTTCGAGATAACCACATTCACCTTTTGATTGGCAAAGATGTAATATTTCTCTAGAGAAGTTTTCATTCCCTAATGATAACACATCTTTAGCCAATTCGGCACTACTTCCATAGTAAGTTTGCCAATCACTTGGTGCTTTGTACCGCTTCTTTTTACCTTTGACTTGCCTGGTTTTGGAAGAATAAAAGAATTTCTTCCCTATGTATTTTCTACCATTCGTCAGGTTTTTAATCTGATACACGAACCCGTAATTATTACCAATCAAGTCTTCCGTAAAATCTTTATTATTATATGTCCAGTTTATTCCCATGCCTCATCATCCAAATCATCTTCATCCTCTATATAGGACTCAGATAATTCTTCGATGATTTCACCACAGAAAGGACAATGCTCAGGTAAATCTTGTGAAACTAATTCTTCTGTAAATTGTACTGTGTATTGTGATTCACAACTTAAACAGTCGCCTGAAAGTGCTTTGTCGGTCATTGTATTTCCTTATTTTGCCCACACATCACCCCAATCTCCAGACAAAGCACCTTTTGCATAATCGGTTGCTCTATTCTCAAAAAAGTTTGTGTGTGTTGGTGCGTTAATCATTTCCTCAACCCAAGGTAAAGGATTTCTTTTCACTTTAAACTGACCTTTGAGTCCTAAAGAAATCAATCTGCGGTCGGCAATATAACGAATATACTTCTTAACATCTTCAGCAGATAAATCTTCCATGGCACCCATTGCAAATGCCAAATCAATAAATTTATCTTCCAATTCTACCATGCGTTCTGCAATAGTATAAAGTCTGCTTTTTAATTCATCGTTCCAAATTTCACGATTTTCTTCTATATATGTACGGAACAATTTAATCATGTTCTCGGTATGTTGTGTTTCATCGACAATAGACCAAGTGACGATTTGACCCATACCTTTCATTTTGCCATGTCGTGGAAAATTAAGTAACATAATAAAAGAGCTAAACAACTGCATACCTTCGGTAAATGCCGAGAATACAGCAATATGAGTTGCAGTGTTCTCTTTTGTAGTATTCTTACCAGAGATGTCCATAACGTAGTCATGTTTTTCTTTCATTTCGGCATAAGCCATAAATTCATTGTATGTTGTATCAGGTAAACCTAAAGTTTCAATCAGATGTGAATATGCAGCAATATGTAAAGCTTCACGAGCAGCAAATCCTAACAACATCATTCTTATTTCTGGTTGTGGGAAATAAGGAAGATAATTGTTAACATAACCGCCAGCAACGTCAATATCTCCTTGGGTGAAGAATCTAAAAATGTGTGTGAGAAATTGTTTTTCTTCCTTTGTAAGCTTTTTCTTCCAATCTTTAACATCTTCGAGCATAGGTACTTCGGTGTGCAACCAATGAGATTGCTCATGCTTAAGCCATGCATCATAAGCCCAAGCATAATTAAAAGGTTTAAAATATGTCCGTTCATCGGTCATCCTTGATTCTATTTTTTTAATCATTGTTTCTTTCTGTTAAAAACTATTTATTGGATAGTTAAAATTTATAAAATCTTCTTCGTATATTTCTTGGACTAAAGAAATTATTTTATCGCTATATGCGTTTTTGTAATCATCTTTAGAATATTTACCCATATTATGTTTTGGTAAAACTATATTTAAATCGTTTTCTAATTCTTGTAAATTTTCAAACCTGTATATTTTATTAACCGATATATTATTATCTTTATCTCGCAAAAAATAAGATTGTGTTGACTTTGTTATTGGAGTAAAAAAAATATTTTTATTGGTTCGTATGGCGTCTAAAAAAAACTCAAATGACCAACTTTCTAAATTTTCATTAAAACTATAAGTTTTTGCTGTTTTTATATAGTATTGATATGAACTAAATGCTCTTGTAAAAGGATTTCTAACTATTGAAAAAACAAAACAATCTTCAGGTATAGTATTATATTCTTGTAATGAAAATAATGGATCATGATTCATCAACACTAAATTTCTATTCCACTTATTATTCCAATCTTTTTTTAAGAGAACTTGTGATAGCGATGTTCCTGCTGTTTTTGGAATATGGATGAATAAAATATCCTTCATTTATCCTTCACAAGCAATACAATCGTTACCTTGAGCAATTTGAGTCATATCAAGCTCTTTAATAACATTTCTTTCAATCTTCTTAGATACTTTATCTGCTTTACCAATCTTCTCAGAACGGCAATAGTATAGAGTTTTTAATCCTTTTTTCCATGCCATAAAATGAATAGCGTGAATGTATTTGATATGAGCATCCGGTCTAAAAAATAGATTTAATGATTGAGCTTGGTCAATATATTCTTGACGGTCACCAGCCAATTCAATAACCCATCTTTGATCAATTTCCATAGAGGTTTTGAAAACATCTTTTTCGGCCTCAGATAATATATCGAGATGCTGAACACTACCATCATTAGCAATAATTGAACTCCATATATCATTATAATCGTTTTCATCTTTTGCCTTTTCTTTAATAATCTTATCGAGCCAACGGTTCTTGTTTAAGAAAGAACCCGATAGAGTATCTTGGCGATAAGCATTGGCACGATAAGGTTCAATAGAAGGAGAAGTATTCCCCATGATAATGGAAGAAGAAGCATTGGGAGCAATAGCCATAAGATGACTAAACCGGTACCCAGTACCAACTGCATCCAAAGCTTCACCACGTTCTTGTCCAAGTTCTTTATTAGCAACATCTAATCCTTCTCGAATAGATTTGAAAATACGGTTGTTGGCAACTTTGGCCATAACGCCTTCAAAAGCAATTCCGTTACGTTGTAGATAAGCATGAAACCCGAGAGCACCAATACCAATGGAACGTTCTCGTTCAGCTGAGTATCTAGCACGAGCGATAGAATCAGGAGCATTATCAATGAAGAACTGCAAAACATTATCAAGCATTTCAGCAACATCTTTAAGAAATAATTTTTCATTTTTCCACTCATCGTAAGTTTCAAGGTTTAAAGAAGATAAACAACATACTGCTGTGCGTTGTTCATTTGTAGGTAAAATAATTTCAGAACATAGATTTGATTGGTGTACTTTCAAACCTAAATCTTTTAAGTGTTTTGGTAATTCACGATTACTTGTATCAATATAATGAATGTATGGTTCACCAGTATGCATGCGCAATTCTAGAATCATCTGCCATAACATTTTAGCAGATACAGTTTCACGAATTTCTTTTGATGCTGGATCAATTAGATTCCAAGAATCATCAAATTCTGGATCCAACATTGATTGTTCAATCAGTTGCATGAATTCATCGGTAATATTTACGCCGTGATGTAAATTCAAACAACGAATATTTGCATCGCCTGTTGCCTTACGCATCTCTAAGAATCCAATGATATCCGGATGGCTAATGTCGAGATAAGCAGCATAACTACCTCTGCGAGTACGACCTTGACGATAAGCTAAAGAACTTGCATCGTAGATTTTGAGGTGAGGCATAACGCCAGTAGACTTATCATCCGCTGAACGAATACCAAAGCCAATACCAACACCACCTCCAAGCATAGAAAGCCAATTCGTTTCAGATAAGTTTTGAACTAAACCTTCCGCAGTATCTTCAATATAATTAAGGAAACATGATATAGGCATACCACGCTTACTACGACCAAAAGATAAAATGGGAGTAGAATAAGAGAGCCAATGCTTACTGCTGTATTCATATAATCTTTGTGCATGTTCTGGATTGCTTCCAAATGATTTTGATACAAATGCAAATCTGTGTTGTGGTGATGTTTCATCATCTTTCATGTACGATTCTTGTAATCGTTTAATACCTAATTCGTCAAAAAGTTTATCTCGTTCCAAATCTATATTAATTCCTAGATATTCCATATTCACCTTGTTATTGTTATTGTTGAATTAATTAATGCTAAACTTTTTTCCAGCTCACGAATTCCATCTTTGCTCTAAGATTTACAAACGTATTATTATCTATGATATCTTGAATTTCGTCTGGTGAAAAACCATCCAATATCATATCATTGATATCCTTCTTTTCAATCATTTCCGGCCAAATCACCACATTAAAATGATTGTCTATCGCCTTCTCCATCTTCGCCACAATTTCTTTGTTACGAGGTTCGTTATCGAATACTAACGCAACCTTGGACTTGTCCAATACATCGGTAATCGATTCTAGGTTACTGTCTGCTGTTGCTACGGCATTCTCTAGGAACATGGAATCAATAGGACCTTCCACAACATAGATTAACTTATCTTCATCGATTCTGTCAAGCCCAAATACCTTTTTATTATCATCATGAAGCTTCAATGTTATGTATCTGAGCTTGGATTCACCTAATGACCGGCCTTGTATTGCAACGAGATTCTTTTCACGGTCATAAAACGGTATAACGAGGCGTTTGTCATCTTTGTGTAAGCCTTCTTTTTCAATCCCCAAAGTTGTAACGAATTCTCTGAAATCTTCCGCATAGTATAGTTGCGATGAAAAGGTCTCCGGAATCCGTCTTTGCTGAACATAGTTTTTAGCAAAATGCGCTTCTGGTAAAGAGTCGATTGATGGAAGTTCCAATGCTTTCTTAAACTTGGGCGCTTCTTGTTTAATCTCCTGAAATTCCGATTTTGGATAGTTGTTGTTTCCTGTTTCACCATTTTTGTATCTTTCAAGTTGATACTCTTGTACTAAATTGGGATCCACCTGTTTTAGAAAATTGTAAAAGGTAGTAGATGCGCTACAATTATGGCACATATAAAAGTAATCATTCTTCTTACGAAAAACGTAACCACGACATTTTGTTTTATTTTTCTGTGAGTCGCCACAGAGCGGACACCGAAAATTATAAAGATCATCCTTTTTCTTGGAAAACCTTTGTAATTTAGGCGATACTTGTAACAGGAAATTCCTGTCGATAAAAACACTCATAATATATCAATTCAAAAATGGTAAAAAATTATTTAGCTAGATGTAGTAGTGTATCAAAATTTACATGAGAAATCAAGTAGGAAAGAACAATTATACCACCAACAATCATCCACTTCCATTGTAAAAGCTTATCCAATGCTTCTTTTTCATTCTTATTATGGTCCGACATATCTTTTCTTAAAGATTTGAATTCTTCCATAATTTTTTCGTTTGAATCTTGCATCTTGTCCAATACGGTATCAATCCTATCATGGATTTCTTTGATGTCTTTGTCGGTCTCTATTCTACGCTGGTCCATGTCAGCATATACCTTCGCTATGTGTCGGTCGTGTTGGTCTACGAGTTTTTCGATAACAACATCCATTTTATTACATAAAGCGGATAATGTCAATACTTGAGTCTTTAAAACACCAATGTCTACCTGTACATCAATCATTTCGTTAAAATCGGATGCCATATTATGTTCCTAAAATATTCAGCGCTTTTTTATAAATCTCTTCCCGCTCAGGCAAACCAGTATATCCGCCATTAATCACTTTAGTCATTCCTTTAATGTCACCAACATCTGCATATGAGTTGAGTTTGTTGTTCATCCAGAAAAAACAGGCCGCTTCAGCTGCACCTTGTTTTGTTTCTAAATGTCCTATTACATCTTCGAGGCTCATTTTAATTGAATCGGCAAAAGCTTTGTAATTAGACTTGCCGGTTAATTGAATTAAACCCCTACCACGATATTTCCATCCATCTCCACTAGATTCATCACCATTACCTAAACGATTAGCATAAACAAAATTGGCAATCATTTCAGGCTGTCTAGCATATTTATTTACTAACTCTGCCGTTGTAAATCTTTTTGGCCAAGTAGTAGCTAAACCAGTGACACCATAATTTAAATTTTCAATTAATTTTTGAAAATGTCCAGATTCATGTGAACATTGAGCAATAAACGAAGCAATCCTCTGTGGAGAGTCTATTTGATATTTAGGCAATAAATCATTTAATATGTTACACCAATCAACAGAAATGCCTAATTTTTGTAATAATTCTGGCGTTATCATTTATCTTCTTTCGGTGTTGGGAATTCTTCACCATTTGGATCTTTAATGGCTTTACCAATTAAAGCATTGGCAACCCAAGCTCCCATATAACCTACAAAGTACCATTCCGATAATTGATTGTTTAGTATTAAAAACATAAAGCCCCAAGTACTAATCAACCATGCTCCAAATCTACATACTTTGCGTTCATTTAATCTACCATTAACTGTAATTAAATCTACAAAATATATTGTATTGTTTTTATCTTTGTTTAATTTATATAACCAACGAACTATATTATAAGCAATAACAAAAAATAAAAAAATCAAAAATACTGACATAAAATCATCCATAGTAAAGTTTTTATCAAGTAGGTGTGTGATTAAAGGAAAATTCATTTTATATTATCATATATTTCTTTATTTTTACGATACCATTCTTGCCAAGCTTTTACTATTTCAACTATTTTGTAGTAGGTTGCGTTGTTGTCGTTGACTGTGTTGAGGAGTCCAGCGATTTTAATTTCGGAGGTTCCTGTAATAGTGTTGATGGTGCTGTCGGGAAGTTCATTTTGACTGGAACTGTTGAACAAGCTGACAGAAGCATTAGACAACTTGCACTCATCAGTAGAGTATTTGTTAATTGCAATTTTAAGTTCATTTTGTTTATCCTTAATAATCTTTTCTTTTTCAACTATATTTTCAACTAATATGGTATTCACTTGTGCTGATTGTGTTTCAGCTCGAGCAAGCTTTGTTTCCAATTCTTTTACTTTGAGTAACCATGAATTGTTGTTACTATTAGCACCTTCTGTCCAAATACCAAATACTAATACAAGTATCGAAATGATTTGAATTGGTAATTTGTATTGACTTATAAAAGGTACAAAACCAAAAAACCAGCTGGCAATAATACCCAATACACCTGCAATAACCATCAGATGAAATACGAAATCGGGTAACCAGTTCAATAACCACATTATTGTGGAGGATTTCTTTTAAATGTTGGGGCCATTACAGGGTTTCTCTTTTTAGATACGCCTGGTTCACCACCTTTACCACCGGAACCTGCGATTGCACCAGAGCTTACAGCATTAGTCGGTCCTGCGGACATAACACCTGCCATGCCATCTTCTTTTACACAATTTGGAACAAACTTACCATTTTTCTTTTTGAGTTCGTCACCTTTTACTGGAGCATATCCAGCCCAACAAGGATTTTTTCCAAGTTTAACTTCTTCTAAGTATTGTTTGAATGATAACATTAGCAATTCCACTTTCTTAAAGATAATGCTTTACGAGTTGGTCTACCTTTTTCATCTTTCATAGGACCAGGCATTCCACTCATGCGAGCACAAAATGATTTTCTACGATTAGCCGCTTTAGAACCAGGTTTTAATTTAGATGGTGGTGTTGTTACTGCCATCGATAATTTAGAACCAGGATGTTCTGCACGATATGAAGCAATACCTTTACGGTTTAATCCACCTTTAGGATCTTTACCTGCTTTTCTTTGCCACGCAGCAGATTCTTCTATTTGGTCTTTAATCCAATCATCGGGAGTTTTACCGTGTTTGGCCACAAAATCATTGTGTAAATCTTTACCCGTAGTATTCCCTTTTTTGGAGATATCCATCATCAGATTATGAATGGTTTCATAACTGTGGTTATCTAATTTCTTTAGACCTTTTTCTAAAGCTGTTACACAACAACTGTTTTCTTTTAAGTATTGTTTAAATGATTTCATATCTTTAGTAGTATCTCTGCGATATTAATTTCAACCGGTATTTCAGCTGAATAAATGTTTTTACCTTTAATACCAGGAACAACTTCTGGCATTATATTTAAGTAACACAAAAAAGTTTTCAGTATATCATAATCTCGTTCATCAATTCTATAGAATAATATTCTTGCTGTTGGTTCTAATCCAAAAACATTATTCAATAGAATGATGTGATTTAATATCAATCGTTCTTTTACTGCTTTTGAAACTTTATATCTACGAAACAACCTTTTCAGGTACTTGGTTCGTTTAATATCTCCTTCAAATTCTGACATAATACAATTCGGTGCTGAATAACACTTCATAGCGTATATCATAAAATTTTCATCATTTAAATCATCAAACATTATTATTATTCTTTCAGATGAAAATGGGAGCCGTAGCTCCCATTCCTAATAAATTCAAAAAACTTTAATTACAGTCCACCAAAGATAGCGTTTGCGCTAGTATTGGCGGAACTTGTATTTGATGCAGCTGTATTAGCAAGTGCAACTAATGTTTCTTTTAAGAAACGAATTGTACCATCATTATTGATTTTACGTTGAATACGATTCCAACCTTGGTTTATGTTACCAAGTCTTGTATTAGCAACAGTAGAACCAGATCCGTAAGTTGTACCAAATGTGTTAGCCATACGACCAGGTGTTACTAAAATAGTATCGGCAAATGTATTGGCAACAGTATTAGCAGTATTGTATTGAATGGAAGTATCAAAAGTGATTAATGTTCCTTGAGGAACGTTAGCAAATACTGCATTAGTCAATACAATGTTTGTACCATTGATTGATTGTACTGTATTGTTTCCTCTAAAGAAATCTCTTTGTCCGGTTGATGAAATTGCACTACCACCGTAAACAAATTGACCAACAGCAATACCTGTTGCACTAGTTACTGTAATTACTGTGTTGCCTTGAAGTGCAACGTTTGCTGCAGTTGTGGCTGCAGTTACACGAACTTGTCGCATATCTGCAAATTTTGGTTTCGCTGTATTAGCGTCTGTATTTCCCCATACTGGCATTTTTTTCTCCTTTTAACCTCGGGTTATATTACTATTTATCTATTAATTAAAGTGACGGTGATTTTTTACCGGTAGGACTAGTAAACGTATTTTGACCTTTATCTTGTTGACCTGGTCTTTGTTTCATAGACGGATCAATCTCAACCATATCTCTTGGTTGACCAGTCAATGTTGTACCACCTTTCATTACTACTCTTGCATCTGGTTTTGTATCACCTAAAGTACCTGTTTTATCAGCTAATTTTACTTTTGGTGCTTTACCATAAGGTTTTACCATGGAAGATTTATCATCTTTCTCCCAATCATATGTTTCTTCTTTAACAGTTTTCTTTAAAGCCTTAACCATCTTAGCACCATATGATTTACCAGTTGTTGGTGTAGAATTTGTATTATCTGAACAATCACATGGAGCTTCAGTTGCAGCCATAGAATCCAATGT